GGCCGTGCGAATATCGTTTTCGATCTCGTCGAAGGCGTCACGGATCGTTTCGTCCTCGACCAGCAGCTTTGCGGCGATACCGCGCGCGCGGCGCTGTTCGGGGGTCACAGAAGCAGCCCGAAGTTGCGACTGTGGCATCTCACCCAAAAGCCAAGCCAAATCGCCAAGTAGAAGCCGACCGGGAGCCATCCATTTCGCAACACGATGTTGAAGGTTACGGGCGGTCCGCCACCCTCGTTGAAGCCCAGCCAATGGTCATTGCCGTGCCAGAACGAACTGTTCATTCCGCCTAACCGAGACTTGAATTCTGTCATTCCGCCAGACTCCCACCTTCTCGGTTGACCGACAGCTTCTGCTCGGCCTGTTTCTCGGCCGCTTCCTGCTGTCGGGCTGCCAATTGGGATTCGAACAGCAGTTTCTGTTCGGCCAACTGCTTCTCGAATTCGAATTTCTGTGCCGCCAGTTCCGCCTCGAACTCGGCTTCTTCGCGGGCAAGCTGTTGTTTCAAAAGCGCTTCTTCGCGCTGCAGTTCGAGCTTGGCGGCCGCCTGAGCCTGTTCGCCCTGCAACTTCGCGGCCTGCATCTGCTGCTCGCCCTGAAGCTTGGCCTGCTGCATCGCCGTCTCGGCCTTGACCTTCTCCATCTCGGGATCGGGCTGCGGTTCCTGCTGCTGCAACTGCTCGGGCGACCCGATGTAATCCTCGACGTTCTTGACGCCGCCCGCGTTGAGCTTCTTCTTCACGCCGTTGAACACGTTTTCGGGCGTGACCATCTGACCGAACGGGGACTGGGCAATCGCTGCCTGCGTTGCCAGAATCCCGTCCGCGACCGCGATCTGTTCGGACTTCTCGCCCACACCGAGACCGACCGAGATTTCCACGTCCATTTCCGGCCAGCCACGCGGATCGACCGGCACCCACTCGTTGCGCAGGCGGATCATGCGTTCCTTCGGCTGATGCTTCACCAGCAGCTTGAATATCTGCAGGAACAGCCGCTTCACGCCGGTCTCTGCAAAGATACGGGCCATCATCTCGACCCGGGCGTTCTTGCCCCCGGCGATCATCGCCATCTCGGTCGCGGTCATCTGGCCCGACTTGCGCAGCGCGTTGGTGTCGAGACCCTGCCCGGTCAGCGACACGCCGGTTTTCTGTTCGATCTGGCCCCGCACATATTCCAGCATCGGGAACGAGTGCTGGGCGGAGAACGGCACTTCCGACCATCCCAGTTGTGTGGCGTCCTTCACGAGGATCGCGGCACCCGGCGCATTGTCGCCAAGGGTTTCCGCCGTGGCCCCGTCGTCTCGCCATGCACCCTCACCCACAATCGGGCGCGGGTTGTTGGTCTTGTAGAGGTTGTCCAGCGTCTGCCGCCAGACGGCAGTGCTGATACGCTGTTCCTGAATGGAGAGGTCCGCCAGCGACAGGCCATAGACCTTGTGTGGCATCGGGACCGGGCACACAGCGGCAAACGGAGCTTCGTCCCATTCCTCGTTCAGCAGGATCGTATCGTTCACCCGGATGATGCGCCGCAGCTCGGCAACGCCGTCGCCGTCGTAATCCACCCGCACATATTCGTCGCGCAGGGCCATGATGTCCTGCGAGCGGTGCGGCGCCGTTACCGAGCCGTCAATCGGGTCTTCATCGTGATACCGCGCATCGGCCACCATGCTGTCCGCGTTGACTTCCGACAGCGATGGCAGGCTTTCGACGATCTCGGCGTCGAACCCCATCTCGATAAGGTCCGAGCGCCTTACGTCCCCCGGAACATGAGCCACGTAGGGCGACGTGTCGATGGTCCGGCTTTTCTTGAGAATACGGAACTCTTCGGGCGGGACGTTCTCGATCTTGACCCGGCCGTCGTCAACCTGCTCGCCGAGAATGGCGACACCGTTTTCCTCGCCGAGATAGTTGGGCTGCGAGCGGACGAACGCCGCCTGCATCTCGTCGGCAATCTCGATTTCCTGCTGGACCTCGATCCGTGGGTTGGCTTCCCACCAGGTCTTGACGATCCCGACCTTCGACAGAAACGCATCCTTGAACCAGTCATGCAGGATCAGGAACCCGGCGTTGTCGCAGTTGAACACGTAATTCACGTATTCGGTCGCCTGCTCTGCGGTCTTTACGTCTTCCTTGCTTCGGGGCGCGAACATCACCGTCTCATCGGACGAGACGAACGGTTTCAGTACCGCCGCAAGCGCATTGTCGATCACGGTCTGGACGGTCGCATCCACGACGCTGGAGCAGCCCTCCTGCGCCGGCACATCGTCCATGATGCCATTGTAGTAGTTCAGCCCGCGTTCGATCTCCGACGTGATCTCGTCGTTGCCGCCGGACTGATAGCCGATCGATTGCGCTTCCAACTGCCCGAGGATGGACAGAAGCTCATCGTCGTCCATGGCTTCGCTCACCGCCGGCTGTTCTTCGGCGGGGAACGGAGCGAGCTGGGTAGCCATCAGGACTTTTCGAGCGCCTCGGCGATCACTTCCACGCCGTGCTGGGTCGGCGTCAGTGCGATCTCGTCCCACTTGTCGGGATGTTCGGTGCGGAACTTCTCGATAGCCGCGCGGAAGCCCTGGCTCGGCGGAGCGGGCTTCAGGGGCTTTGCCGCCACCTTCGCGCCTTCCTTACGTGCTGCTGGCATATGCGTCCTTTCAGGAAACAAGGAGCAGCCGAGCGCCCAAGCGGCCTCGGCCTTTTCAGGTTCATAAGCGGCAATACCGCAAAGCTGGTCGAACCTGCGCCTGTCTCGGCTTCGGCAGGCGATGACTAAAGAATTGGCAAGATAGCTGGGTTGGTTCTCAATCGCCCATTTGGTCAGGCTCATCGAACCTCCTTGCAGGCTTCACCGCCTTCAATGCGAAGCGGAAACTCTCATTGATCGTGTCACTGGCCTCGGGCTCGAAATCGCCTTTCCACAGCCACCGGAAGTCCGTCATCGGCGATTTGCCGACCCTGTCCGCGTATTCCCGCTGGTTCAGGAACAGCAGCGTCTGAGGGGCTATCAGCCTCGTATGCGAAGGATCGGCCCAGACCCACAGGCTGTCCCATGCGGGCACCGTGGCGAACAGCAGGCCTCCCGGTTTCAGTATGCGGTAGATCTCGCCGAAATGGGCGAAGAAGCTCCTGAAATCCCCCTGCCGTCCGAGATGTTCAAGCACCTCGTAGGCGTGAACCTCGTCGAATGTGTCATCCTCGAATGGCCATGGTGTCTGTTCAAGGTCGTGGATGACATCGGCCCCGCAATCGGGATCGTGGTCCAGTGTGACCAGTTCGTTCCACTCGGGCCCGTCGAAGTTGAGTATCTTGACCCGGTGATTGCCGCACCCGATCAGCAGTTCCATCAGTAGGTGCACCCGCCGCAGGCACCGCCGACAATCTTCCGCGAAAGCTTTTCCGCCCTCGCCCGTTTCTGCACCGCGTAAACTTCCTGCAGCGTCTGCGTGTTCAGATCCCCGATGGGATGCTCTGCCGTGCCGTCCATGCAGCACAGCGACACAATGCCCTCCGCCGTGATGTTCAACTCGTACCAGCGCCCACACGGCGTATCGGGGACTTCGCTGCCATCGTCCTCAAGATAGTCGATCCAGCGGTCCCGCTTGATGAGGTGGGACGAGAACAGCGGCCATCGCCTGTGGACGTAGGCCGCGAACTCCCGATCGATCTCGCCTGCTATGCGTCCTTCCATTACCTTCGAGACAGTCACGGGGTGCAGGAACTCGCCAAGCTCCATCAGCGCGTGCAGCATGTCGAGATTGCCCGTGGTGCGCTTGAAATCGAGCGACATGATCCGCTGGTATTCGTCCGGCCTATGATCGTTCAGGCTGATCCACAGGTGCCTTACCTGCCTCAGTCCGGCCACTCCCTGGATATGCTTCACAGTCAGTGCCGAGCCGTTCGAGAACAGTCTCAGCCAGGCATTCGGCAATTCGCGGTTGATCCGCTCGCACAAGGGTATCAGCCGCTTGTCGAGGAACGGCTCATTGACCTTGAACGGCGCGATCATGAACGGATATGGATGGTCCTTCAGTTCACCCAATATCCGGTCGATCATTTCGTCCGACATTTTCGCGCCCTGTCGTTCCAGCGTCGGATACGGACAGAACACGCAGGCGGCATTGCACTTGGCGTAGGTCTCTATCGTGACTTCGTGCGGCCAGTCGGAGTAGCATTCCTCGAAGGTCATACCACGCCCACCCTCATGCCGGTGCGGATCGTCCTGAACGTCGAGCTTTCGCGGTGGCCTACTGCGAAATACCGGAACGCATCCGCATAGTGGCTGGTCCAGTCATGCAGCGGGTTGACCCTGAACTCCTGCCGCTTGTCGTCATACTCGCGGCGGTACATTCGCAGCGCCTCGATCCCGTCTTTGCATTTCACCTTGTCGAACCAGCAGGTCGGCAGCAGCATGCGAACCGCCTGAATCCCGTCGGCGACCGGGATATTCTCACACACCGTCGCCGAGATACCCAGCGAACCAAGCACTTCCTTGCGGCTCTTGCCCGTGCCCAGTTCCCTTACCTCTACGTCATGCGGCAGATAGTGCTTGCCATAGAGATAGCCCCGTTCCTGAAGCTTGCGGGCGTACCAGTCCAGACCTACGCCCTCACCCTTGAGAACGTCGATCACGCGGGTTTCCATGCCGTGCGTCTGGATGAACCAGATCACCGTGGAATCCGCTACGCCCAGGTCCCAAGCCGTGTGAACCAGCAATCTCGGATCGTAGGGAACGCTGGTGATCCGCGACGGGTCGGCAGCCTCGGCCTCGATCAGTTCCCTTGCGAAATAGGCGCCCCTTACAGCCGCCTCGAAACTGCACTCGTATTCCTGCGCGTATTCGTCGTCCGACATCATCCGCCGGGCGTCCGCCAGTTCCTTCTGGTCCAGCAGCAGCGTTTCCGATGCCTTCAGCATCAGCCGCGTCCAGTCCGGGTTGTCCTCCGCTTCTACCCACAGCCTGTGAAACGTGTTCTTGCCCTTGGGCGTACCGATGAAGGCTGCCCAGCCCTTGCGATCCGAGAGCGCGGGCCGGAGAACCTGCGTCCAGATCGTCGGGTCCATGTCGCCGAACTCGTCCAGCACAACCCCGTCGAGATAGATGCCCCTCAGGCGGTCGGGATTGTCTGCGCCGTAAATCCGTATGCGCGCGCCACCCGGCAATTCAACCCACAACTCGCTCTCGTTGATCTTCGGCGAGAGGAACGCCGTGTATTCCTTCAGATAGGTCCAGGCGATGTCCTTGGCCTGATTGAGCTGCGGAGCCACATACGCGAAGCGTGGGTTCGGCAATTGGCACTTCGTCGCGCTGATTATCAGTTCGTTGATGTCTGCGACGGTCTTGCCGGCGCGGCGATGGGCGACACCGATAAACCAGCGGGTGTCCCTTGCGTGCAGATCCTTGAATTGTTCGCGAACCTCGTAAGGCGATACGAGGTCAATCATTGAGACCCTTGAACACCACCCGGGCAACGATCTCGCCGCCGTGGTTGTTGTTCACGTCGAGCGGCAAGACCCTGCCTACCAGCGAGAGAAACGCGTTCGGGTTCGCGGCGGCCTGCTTGACGAGATACTCGACCCCGCCCGCTTCGTCGAGCGCGCCCAGGATCATGTCCTTCAATGCTGCGTTGATCTTGTTGGGAACGCCTTTCGGCCGCCCCTTTCCACGGTTACCCGTATTGGGGCCTACTTTAGGCTGGTCGGACATTTGTGGACCCTCACTTTCCGCTGCCTGAGGCTGGGCGGTTTTGGGTGTGTAATTTCGCCCGTCCGCGCTGCGATCCACACTTGGGGAGGGTGAGATGTGATCGGCGGGACGGGACTGGCACGGGTTAGGTGCCGGATGGGTTTAGCTGGGCGACCCGACCGGGATAACCCCAATCCGTTTTTGCCGCCGCAGCTAACTCTGAATTGGAGACCGATGAACCCGATGGGATTCCGCCTACGAGAGCGGCTCGGACAAACACCGCTGGCTGTGCGAGCGCAATACGCCGCATTAACTACATGGGCTACTATGGTTGCGGGGAAAGGTCAAGCGCTTGCCGAAAGAAATGTGATCACATTTTTATCGCAATGCGTCACATTATTTTATTGCGGCTTCGGATGCTCGGGAAGCTCGTGCCAATGCGTCCACACATCATAGAAATCTTCCGCCGCCCAAAATCCGAGATTGACGAGGAACGTGCCTTCAGACGGAACGAACGCCACTACGTTCATGCTGAAGTATGGAGCTTCAACCAGCTTCCGAACTGCGAGGAATTGCTGTCCGCTCTTGGGGGCTGTCTTGATGGGCATCCAGTTTGCCATTTTCTAACTGCCTTCCAAGCCAGTCGGCCAATTCGCGCAGTGCCGGAATTGCTAACACTGCGTGCCTGCGGACACTCTCATCGCAGATGCCATTGCTATCCTGGCTGTCGCGCACATATTCTTTAAAAACTTCGGCAAAATCAAATTCGAAATCCAGACTATCCCCCCCATTAGTGTCTAGCGGCAGGCCCACTTTGCATGTGAGTGTCGAACCCTCGACCTCCGTTGAATAGATGGGTTCAGACATTCCCACCCAAGGTGGCTCATTTACAAATGCATCCTGCAACGCCGCCGAAAATATTCCGGTAATGGACCCTTGTAGGTGGCCCCAGTTCCAACCTTCAACACTCACGCTGCCCCTGTGAAGCGGTTTCAGGTTCATCACAATTCCTTCCCACTTACCTGTAGCTTATCAGGCATCTGCGAAGAGAGCTTTGCCTTCCACCCCCTCGATGGAGGCCACGCCACGCCCCAGCGGCGAAGCTGTTCGCGCGTCCATCCGCCCTTGTCGGTTTTGGCCGCTTCAATCTCTTCGAGCGTCGGCATTACAATCCCTCCCTGCTGGCTATCGTGTCCGCCACAAAGCACACGATTTGATGCGCGCGTGTTTCAGCGGATCGGGAGCCGTGGTTAAGCGCCGCTCCAGCCACACCTGCGGCGATACCGTGTCGGCAGACGTTTTCGAATACATCCCAGTACTGACGTGTGCCTCCGGGAAAATAGGCCATGATCCGATGTAGATCGGCCCTCGCTTCAATCTCGTCATTCGCCCGCCCTTCCCAATTGCCGTTCGACAAGACACGCTCACCGTAGCTCGCCACCACCTTGGGATTGATGCTCGCCAGACGCCACAGGCGCAGGCACAGGCCTATTGCCGCCAATTGGGTGATGTCGAGCTTCTTATCGCGTTCCCAGCGCTCCACAGGGGTGCCGCCGCGATTGATACGGGTATGCGCCTTGGTGTTCGTTTCCACATGGGTAACGAAGTCGGTCTGATAGTCCCCGTGCTGTTCGGCTTCGGCCGTTACCAGTGGCTGTTCGCGGTCGCGGGCTTCCTGGCGCTCACGGGCTAGGCGGGATTGATAGGCCCAGTACCCCTCCCCTGCGTGACGACCGTTTGTCTTTGTCCCTCCCTTTGCCATTCACCCCTCTCCTTGAGTGTGGGAAAGGGCTTGGACGATCTTGTCGATCTGCATCATGGCGTTGATCCCGATGTCCGACGCGATGCTGTTCAACATTTCCAGCCCACCGCCATCGTCGCCGTGCGTGGTGGCGCATCCCGCAGCAGTTGCCATTGCATTCTCGGCCTGAGTGTTGATCCAGCTGAGCGCGCCAGATGCTTCCTCCAGCGCCTCTCTCAGTGCTGCCGTCTGTGTGATGCGGTGGTGGGCGAAGATTTGCAGCACGGGGTGATCTTCGCTGCACGTGAAGCAAGCTGGCCCGATGATCGGTTCAGCAGCCTCTCTATCCGCCTGAGTTACCTTTGGGGTCATGGCTTACGCTCCGTCTGAGTGCGCTGGTTCACGAGGACTGCCGACGCGCTCATGAAGATCGCCCCCATAATGTACACGTAACGGATTTCCGCCTGATCGGTGGCGCTGACGAACATGAGAGCGCCAACAAGCCACCAGAAGATGGCCGCACCATAGATTGCATACCGCACGAATTGCGCCATCAGCCGTCCTCCCTTTCGGGCGCATCCTGACGGACCGCGCTCTCGCCTTCGGCTGAGCCACTGCATGTCTCATCGGTTCCCGCTTCAATCCCTTGCGCTAGCTGAACGGCGGCCTCCATCTGTCGGATCGCGGCTACCTCAGCAGCCTCATCGCCCCATGCAGCCAACCAGTCCTTGCAGGCGCGAAACAACGCAGGGGCTGCTGCGATCAAGTAGGCATTCGCCTTGGCGGTTTCTTCGCAGACGGTCCCGTAGACCGTACGCTCGGTGTAGGCC